ACAACAACTACAACAACATTTGCAACGACTACTGTGTATACTACAACGTTCAATACAGGCTTTAATACATTAACAACTTGGTATAATCCATCAACTAGAGCTTCACAACCAGGTGATTCCGTGGTGCACCCAAGAAGTTAGTATTATATAAAAGCATGTAATTAATATAATATGTCAAATTAAATCAAATTTTATGGAAATGTTTAACAAAAGAGAGCTCGATAAAAGAATTGGGCACTTAAAAAAAGATAGAAAGCTATATAATCTTGAAGATGTTGAGGGTTATGTGCTTAGAAAATGCAGCGAAGTAGGGCTAAAAGCTAGCTATGATGTATTAGCAGATGAAATGCCTTATTTCAAAACAATGGCATATACAGAATATGCTGGGTGTTTTTATTTACAACCATTAAACTTTTTAATGAGAAATACTCAGTTAAGTGACGCATGGCATGATACAAGTAAGCAAAAAATAAATGATTACGCTTCATGGTTTGTAAAAAGAGTTGTAGATAATAAATCTAATAAATATGAGGATAGGGACGAAAGTTCTATAAATACTTATAAACCTAAAGATTATTTGGTAGTTTTACCAGGTTCTAATAAAGTAAGAGAAAACGTATGTTTAAATAGATTAAAACATATTGCTCATTTACATGGTGATAATGTATATTTTAAACCTCACCCAATAACAACACATCAAATTATTGGTGAATTAAAAGATTTTTTTGGTGAACATAATGTATTACCAAGAGATATAAACATGTATTATTACATGCAAAAAGCTAAAGGTGTATATACAACACATATAAGTGAAAGCTGTATATATTCTATTGTTTTAGGTAAAGATACTTCACCTATAGATGTATGGAATAATATACAAAGAGGGTCTTTTTACACTATAAATAATTATTTATTTTATCATCAAAAAAATGCAAAAGACTTTATAAATAAATCTTTTTCAAATTATAAATCAGGTATTATAAACCCTGAGCTTGATAAAAACTGGAAAGAAAAAGTTGACAAGTACTTTAAATACATAATGTGGAAAAGAGAACAATATAAAGGTTGGTTTGTAGAACAACCACCAAAATAATAAATTAAATTAAATATCATGGGAAAAACTTATAAAAAATCAGCTCCTAAAGCTAAAGTAGCAACTGAATTAACTAAAGAAGAATTAGAAACTTTACAAACTATAATTCAAAAGTTAAATAATGGATCAGCACAAATAGGTAGCTTAGAAATACAAAAAGCCAGTTTATTAAGTAGCGTTAGATTAGTTCAACAAGATTTAGCTAATTTTCAAGACGGTATGAAAGAAAAGTATGGAAATGTAAAAATTAATATGCAAACTGGAAAATTTGAATCAAATATAGAATAATCATGTCGTCTCTAGTAAGAAAAATAAGTATAGGAAGAGATTATAAAAATGATGCAATGCACTATGCAGTGGGCCAAGAAGTTTATGGGGGTCACACTATATGCGATATAATTGAACAAGACGATAAATTTTCTATTTTTATTAAAAAGAAAAACGAGGTGTTACCTTGGAAAGATTTTAATAAAAATATGGCAATTGCAGTCGAATATAATTTAGAGTATTAATGCAAAGTGTATTTGATTTTATAATAAAACCAAAATCCAAAAGATACGACAATACCAAACAAATCGGTGATTCTGAATTATTGTTAAATACAGAAATATCAGATCATCGATATGTTAGTCGTGTTGGTATTGTTTTAGCTACGCCTAGATATGAAGAAACAGAAATTAAGGCTGGTGATGAAGTTATTGTACATCATAATGTTTTTAGAAGATGGTATGATGTGTATGGCGTAGAAAAAAACAGTAGGAGTTATTATAAAGAAGATCAATATTTTGTAAAGTCAGATCAAATATTTCTTTACAAAAGAAATAATAAATGGCATGCACCTAAGGGTTATTGTTTTATTAAACCAATTGAATCAAATAATATATTATTAGAAAAAGAAGTTCCATTAAGAGGTATTATCAAATATGTTGATAATGAACTTAAAGATATAAATAAAGAAGATTTAGTTGGGTTTACGCCAAGCAGTGAATATGAATTTATTGTTGATGGCGAAAGATTATATAGAGTATTAACTAATTCAATATCTATTAAGTATGAACGTCAAGGAAACGAAAAAGAATATAATCCAAGCTGGACAGCGAGCTGTTGATGAGCTTATAAAAGTTGCTAAAGAGCCTATTGTTGATTCAGATGATGATATATCAGCTGATAGATTAAAAAATGCAGCGGCTACAAAAAAGCTAGCTATATTTGATGCTTTTGAAATATTAAATAGAATTGAAGAAGAAAAAGCTTTATTAGAAAACAAACCTTTAGAAAATAAAGAAAAAAGTTTTTCAGGGTTTGCAGAAAGAAGATCTAAGTAATGTACAAGCAATCGTTATATAGCGTTATAGAGCCTATAAAAATTAATACTATTAAAAGGCTTAATAAAGCAAAAAAGTGGAAATACGGCTATAATAAAGAGCATGATGTTATTATTATAAGCAAGACAGGAATGATTGGTGAAATATATGAGATACAAAATCTTAAAATAGCTTTACCAAAACAGCCTAAAGAAGTATTTAAGGGTAATGATAAATGGCAGGCTCAAGAATATCCAAAAGAATTACAAAAAATAAAAACAATATTTGATTGGCGTGATTTGCCAACAGATTTTAAAAACAAATGGCATGCGTATATCGATAATGAATTCACTAAAAGAGAAGAAGGTTTTTGGTTTTATAACAAAGGCATTCCTACTTACATTAGTGGCACTCATTACATGTACTTGCAGTGGACTAAGATTGACGTCGGGAGACCAGACTTTAGAGAGGCAAATAGATTATTCTTTATTTTCTGGGAAGCTTGTAAGGCAGATCCACGATCCTATGGGATGTGTTACCTTAAGAACAGGCGTTCCGGGTTTTCTTTTATGGCATCAGGAGAGACTGTTAACTTGGCAACCATATCAAGTGACGCCAGGTATGGTATATTATCAAAGTCCGGTGCCGACGCCAAGAAGATGTTTACAGATAAGGTGGTTCCCATCTCTGTCAACTACCCATTCTTTTTCAAACCCATCCAGGACGGAATGGACCGTCCCAAAACCGAACTTGCCTACCGTGTCCCAGCCAGTAAGTTTACCAGACGTAAGCTTACCGCCAACGAAGCCATGGAGGACATCCAGGGACTTGACACCACCATCGATTGGAAGAACACAGGTGATAACTCCTACGATGGGGAGAAGCTTGCCCTCCTCGTACATGACGAAGCCGGTAAGTGGGAGCGCCCCGAAAACATTCTCAACAACTGGAGGGTTACGAAAACCACATTAAGATTAGGTAGTAGGATTATAGGAAAATGTATGATGGGTTCAACAAGCAACTCAGCAGACAAAGGTGGAGAAAATTTTAAAAAATTATATCATGATTCAGACGTTACCAAAAGAAACCGCAACGGACAGACTCGTAGCGGACTATATAGTTTGTTCATTCCTATGGAATGGAATTACGAAGGATTCATTGATTCTTATGGATTACCTGTATTCAACACCCCAAATGAAAATGCACAAGACCCCCATGGAGATGAAATTACAATTGGAGTTATCGAGCATTGGGAAAACGAAGTTGAAGGCTTAAAACAAGATCAAGATGCTTTAAATGAATTTTATAGACAGTTTCCAAGAACAGAAGAACATGCGTTTAGAGACGAAACAAAAAATAGTATATTTAATCTAGCAAAAATTTACGAGCAAATTGATTACAATGATGAAGTCGCAAATATGTCACAAGTTACCGTTGGCAGCTTTACGTGGCAAAATGGAATTAAAGACACAAAAGTCCAGTTTACGCCAAATCCTAACGGAAGGTTTAAAATCAGCTGGGTTCCGAATGTAGAACAACAAAATAATATTATAATTAAAAATGGTATTAAATACCCAGGCAATGAACACATGGGTGCGTTTGGTTGTGATAGTTATGATATATCTGGTACTACCGATGGGCAAGGATCTAAAGGCTCATTACATGGTTTAACTAAATTTAGCATGGAAAATGCACCTGCTAATATGTTCTTTCTTGAATATATAGCTAGACCGCAAACTGCTGAAATGTTTTTTGAAGATGTTTTAATGGCATTGGTATTTTATGGGATGCCTTTATTAGCAGAAAACAATAAACCTAGATTATTATATTATTTAAAAAGAAGAGGCTACAGAGGCTATTCAATGAATAGACCTGACAAAGCTAAAAATAAATTATCAGTTACAGAAAAAGAAATAGGTGGTATACCTAATTCTAGCGAAGATATAAGACAAGCTCATGCCGCAGCAATTGAAACTTACATAAATGATTATGTAGGAATAAAATCAGATGGGCAATACGGAGACTTGTATTTTAATAGAACATTAAATGATTGGGCTAAGTTTGATATAAATAAAAGAACAAAATTTGATGCTGCTATTAGTTCTGGGTTAGCAATTATGGCATGTAATAAAAATAAATATAGACCTCATGCCGAAAGAACAAAACCAAAAGTAAATATTAATTTTTCAAAATACGAAAACAAAGGTACTATATCTAAAATAATAAACAATTATGGCTGAATCAGTTATGAAATCACACTTTCCAAGCCAAACCGTAGGAGACGATGTAAAGTTGAGTATGGAGTATGGCTTAGAAGTTGCTAGGGCTATAGAAAATGAATGGTTTAAAAAATCACACGGAGTAAATAGATTTTTTCAAAATCAAAATAATTTTCATAAACTAAGATTATATGCTAGAGGTGAACAATCTATACAAAAATATAAAGATGAATTATCTATTAATGGTGATTTATCATATCTTAATTTAGATTGGAAGCCTGTACCTATTATACCTAAATTTGTAGATATAGTTGTAAATGGTATTGCAGAAAGAACTTACGATATAAAAGCTTTTTCACAAGACCCGTTCGGTGTTAATAAGAGAACAAAGTATATGGAAAGTATTCTTTCAGATATGAAAACAAAAGAAATTTCAGACTTTGCTCAACAAGAATTTGGTATAAACTTGTATAATACACCGGCAGATCAATTGCCTGAAAATAATGAAGAATTGCAATTGCATATGCAGTTAAACTATAAGCAATCTATTGAAATTGCAGAAGAACAAGCTATTGCAACAGTATTTAATCAAAATAATTACGAGTTAACTAGAAAAAGATTTTATTACGATTTAGCTGTATTAGGCATGGGGTGTGTTAAAAACACTTTTACACAATCAGAAGGTATAAAAATTGAATATGTAGACCCTGCTAATATTGTTTATTCTTATACAGAGTCGCCATATTTTGATGATATATATTATGTAGGTGAAATTAAAAATGTAAATATAACTGAAATTAAAAAAGAATTTCCTGAATTTACAGATCAAGATTTAGAAGAGATACAAAAAACTAGTACTAGAGATTATAATAGCTATAACAAATATAATTCGCAAAGAAATAATACTGATAATAACTCTGTTCAG